AGAGTCCTGCACTAGCAAGTCCCATATCTGCTGCCACTCCTCCTGCTCCTACTCCCGCTCCTGCTGCTGGAGCAAGTGCCTCTGCACCAAAGGATGGACCACCACCTGCTAAAGCACCACCACCAAAGGTCATAAAGCCACTAAGCAAAGATTGTTCTAAACTATTACCCATAGCAAAGCTAGTACCAAAGGTAGCTAATCCCCCTAGACCTGCTGCCATTAATGGTGCCATTGTACCACCAGAAGCAATGGTAACTGCAGTACCTACTAAAGCAGGAACTAAAGATTTAAAACTAAATGCTTCCGGTAATCCTGTTTCTGGATTAATAGTTAATTGACCTAAAGAAGATAATCCTTGTAGTTCATCATCTCTAACATGAAGTAAGTGTGTATCTCCAAATCTTCCCTTTTCTTCTAGCTTTTGTGCAATGTCTTCATAAGGAGGTTTTTTGGGTTGCATTAAACCACCTTCTGCTCTACCTAATACAGGTAAACCAGTTTGAGGATTAAATCCTTGACCACGTATAGCCGTTATCTGCGCTGCCTCCATAGGAGACATATGCATCAGAATAGGATTGGTAGGGTCTTTCATAGCTAGTAGCCTTGGAATACCCTGTTGTGGTGGTTGCATGTATGCCATTTAAAAAACTCTCTTTGGATTCATATAATTAGATTGAAGTAAAGTCATATCTGCTTGCATAGTGTTTTGATTATTATACAATGGTTGTTGTTTATTCACCATACCAGTTATAGTAGTTGTATTACCAAAGTAGTTTGGTTGTTCTGTTGCACCAGTATTCATATTTTCTATATAAGTATTATTTAATAAATCTTTATAAGTTGTATCTGTCATTAGTGAAAATCCACCCATCCTGTTCCACTTACATATCCTCTAAACTTACTTGCACTAGCAGCAAATACTACATTACCATTAGCTGGCCTACCTATAGATGCTACTGTAACAACAGTTAAAATATTAGTAGAAGGTCTTGTATCTAATTCAATATCTCTTGTTTCCAATAAAAATTTTAATTCATCTGCATATACTAATAATTGCCTATAAAAAGTTTGTAAATCCTCTGGCTTTAATTCTGTATAATCCGGTAAGTTAGGATATAACATTAGCGTTTACCATCTGATTGAGCAGCAAGCCTAACACTACCCCAACGCCATGATGTACCTAAAAGTCCTGTAGAAACTCGTACATTACCCTGTCTTCCTCTTGCTCTAAAATCTATCTTCTTAGTATTTTTATCAATACTAAATGGTCCTACAGAGATAGTGGTAGCAGCAGGATATTCCTGAGTATTCATTTTAAATTGTAGTACACCCGTATCATTAAAAGTATAATCAGGAATAAGTCTATTAATAAACATCATGTCTTCACCATCCGCAACATCAAAATCTGATGACTCTAAGAAAGAAGTAAGAGCAATCGATGTATCTCCTGTAAAGACAGAAGTAGGTTCATTCGCCCAAATAAACTGACCTGTACTAGTAGGTATACTTACATCAGCATCTCCACCAAATCCTGTCCCTGCTAATTCTCCCGTAGCAATAGTGTTATCAAATACATTACTATCAGCAAAAGTAGTGTAAAAGCCTGTCCCATATGTCCATACATCTTCCATATAGTTATAAGTTACATAGGCATTAGGTTCAGTAGAATCACCGGAAGGATACAACCATACTACTTCGTGAAATTCAGAATTAATTGCAGCAAAGACTTTATCCTTATTAACTAAATTAATATTATCATAAATAAATCTACGAACTGTACAATCTAATTTTCTTACCCTTCCATCAAACGCATAGAAATTATTTTCTCCCATCCAAAAAGATATACCATCTACGGCTACTGCTGCATGAGGACCAATAGAACCACAGTTATTTCCTAATAAAGTTAAGCTGAAGATAAACGGTGGACCTACAAATTGTAGAGCATACAATCCATTATCAGTAAATACTTGTATAGCATTTCTTCCTCGTATTGCACCTTCAATACGTGTACCTTCAATTAATTGTAACTCTCCTGATGTAGAAGAAACAGATGGCGTCCAATTAGTAAAGTCTTCTTGATCTGACCATCTTACTAATAAAGGATTAAAATCTCCTGTTCCAAATTCAGTTGTACCTAATGCAATTGCATGACGATCATTAGGAGAAACAATAATACTATTAATAGCGGAAGGACTAGTGCTAACAATAGTTGCTCGTACAGGAGAAGTACTCGCATCTGCGTCCCAATGAAATAATTGGCTACCTCTACGCACTGCTAACATATCTTCACCCCAAGTATCTAATGACCATTGGGTAGCTAAAAAAGTAATGTTAGAGGATAAAGCAGGTCTACTCCATCCTCTTCCACCAGCAGCAGAAGCTAAACTTGTTCCAGCGTTATATACTCCTGCACCGTAACCTAAACCTTGAATATTATTTCTTAATCCAGTAGGTAAAAGAAATCCAGCTATTCCATGACCACCGCTTTCTGTACTTACAGCAGTATTAAGAGTGCTTACATAAAAATGATTTAATCCACTCGTAGAGGCAACTACATATACAGGACCACCAAAAGAAGTGGCAGCAAAATTAGTTCCTTGAGAAAATCCATTTAAAGAACAATTAGCAAATTGAACTGCATCACCTACACTTGTACCTGCATTATTTAAACTTACTTCTATTAAATTACTTCCTGCTGAAGTTGCAAAACTTCCTTGTGTTCCAATAGAACCAATTGAAACTACAGTAGTTAGAGGAGTAATATCAAAATTAATATCTCCTGATAATAAATAAAGTCGTTGTTCAGTTCCTACGGATAAAAGTTTTTGAGTATTATTATTTGCCCATGTAAGTAAATCTCTACCTATTCCATCAAAAGCTACGGAATGTTGTTTCTGATAACCTCTTAAATTTTCTGGTTTTCCTTTTCTAAAACGCACGCGATCACCATCAAACCAAGAACCTGACTCTGCATATTGAGTAGTTTCTCTGTGAAATCCCGGCTGAAAATCTAACTTAAAAAATTTAGAAGAAGTCGATGTCATTTAAGATCGTCCAAAACTTTTGATTACTACTGAATCGACAGCAGAAACATCTCGTACATTAAAGACTAATAAATCTACTGCACTAGTGGATGTGCTTAAAGTTGGTGCACTTGCTGCCGGAAATTTATATGCATCTCCAAATACTACAGTTCTTGAACCAGTTCCATCTTGAATAAGATAGATCGTTCCTCCTTGTCCTGCTGTAGCATTAGAAGGATTTTGTAAAGTAACATTAGCTGTTAAGGTAACTACAAAAGTATTGTTTACATTAAAATCAGGAGTAATAGAAGTAGCACCAGATAAAGTAGTAGGAGTATTAACAATTTTAGAACTAAAAGTTGCTGATCCTAAAAAGGTCTTATCTCCTATAATACTACTAGAAACACTTACCCTTACGTATCTATTGTCTGCTGTAGAAACAGGAATTAATTCATTAATAGATGTACCAAAATTTAATTCAGCAGCAGTTCCTAAATTTAATCCTAAATTATTTAAACCAAAAACTGAAACACCATCACAATAAATTAACTCACTTGATCCTGCTGTAATAGTTGTACCTACTCCACCTGTAAGTGCACTTGTTTTTACAATTATGGTAGAATCACTTATACGGGAAGACGCATCATTAATGATATAAATTTTAGATTTAGCAGGAATAATAACATTAGTATTAGCAGATACTGCTCCAATAAATTTTAGAACCGCATTGCGCGATTGAACAGTAGTACCATCTGCTAAAGGAAGAACTACATCACTTCCTCCTGTACATACATCTACGGATGTATATCCAGCTATAGCAGTATCAATTAACTTAATGACATTATCATTAAGAACTGTACCCCATGTATTAGGATTTTCTCCATCTGCCTGAAGTTCTAATCTTAAACTTTCACTAAAGGTGCTAGGCATTATTTTTTTCCTTATAAACTAGTGTTTCTATGTGTAGCTGGTATTCCTTGAACCAGAACATATCCTACAAACATTTCATTCGCAGGAGATTGTATTTTTAAAATTGTATTTTCTACTTTTCTATGATCTTTATAACTACCTATAATTTCCGATACGATAAACTGCATAGGTGGAAAAATTTTAATACAGTCTTGGTTAAATTTTTTTTCTACGATTTTACCAGCAAAAGCTTCTTGACTTTTAGAATCTGCTAATACTAAATCCATTATATCTTTTTCTGTTTTACAAACAAAAAATGCTGCAACCTCGTCACCTTCTGCCCACTTTTCTTGTGCCATACTACAACTTGGCAGCATGACAAAACATCCTATAAGGAATAATTTAATAAAAATCATTAATTCTCTCTAGGATAAATAGGCCAATCATCAAGTTCTGCAGTCTTCCCTTCTTCTTTATTTATAGTCATCTCTTCTAAACTCTCTACAGTGGATTTAGAATCTATAGCTGTTTCTAAATCTTTGGCTTTTTTTCTTAGATCATTTCTCCACTTATTTAAGTCTGCTGGTTTTGCCGTACCAATATCCTGCTCTCTAATTACAATCCAATCACTTTGTTGTAGATAACTTCTAAGAAGACTATCTACATGATTTTTCATGGTAGTTTTAATTTCATCTATATCTCTAGCCGTCTTTGTTCTGGTAACTACTACTTTATCTGCCTCAACTACTGGAGAAGATTCAGAAGACGAATGAAACATATTATTGGCTACTGTTCCAGTATACTCATATGGGACAATACCTATTGCTTTTCGTTCTTCATTAGTCCATGCCCGTGTAAAAATTGAACTAGGATATTGAATATTATTAATTGTCATAGGTTTTGGATGAGATATAATCTCTACCAATTGATTACCTACAATTCTTGCCCACATAGTTTTTATTCCTTTCTGAGATTATCTACCATATGTTGGTGCTAGTGTACCATTGCCACCTATATCTGCCATTGCTATATAAATATATGTTTCACCGTCTGCATTAGTATTTGCAGCAGTGTCTCTAGGCTTAAAGCCATCAGATAAAATATCAAATGCTCCTACCTGTCCAGCCGTATCAACGGCAGTTGTATTTGGTAAGAGTACAAAAGGACTAGCAATATTAACTGGATTTCTTGCTGTGTCTAAGGCATTCCAATTTCGATTTGCCGATAGACCTTTAACTAAAATGTATCTGGGCAAAAATCCTACTGAAATATAAGCACCATTATTATCACCATTTCCCCTATAGCTACCCACTTTACACACACCGGGAACTGATCTAAATGCATAACAAAGCATTTTATCCCCAGATACTTGACCATCTCTGTTAGTTCCATTATTACTTCCTAATGTAATAACTGTAGCATTAGGTGCTGTACTATTAAATGCTCCAGAATCAGCTGTTGTTCCATCTGTTGTATCTAAACGTAGTATGTTACCATACCCCACACGACCATTTCCTACTACCCACCCATTTGCATTATTTTGTTCTTTTACTATGATAAGTTCAGGGGCAGATGACATCCCATGTCCAATCGTAGCACCTGAAGTTGCATTGCCAATGTAAGATATTACAGAAAAATGATCAGCATCAGCAGTAATAACAGTGCTATCAAGACTACCGTCCTCATTAGTTGATCCTGTTGTTGCACTATCACCTACAAGCCATTGCCACAGTACATAAGCTTCATTATTAGTGTTTACCTCTGCATCATCACCAATCTGCACACCTCGTTGAAGGAATCTTTGAAGTGTGTTAGCATTAAATACTTCTGCTGCTGTATCATTAGAATGCATGTCATTACCCACACCTCTAATACGATCAAAAAGCATGTGGTTGTCAGTAGCATCTCTGTTCTTAATCCATGCCCAAGCTGTAAGTTTAGATGCAGTGTCGTCTAGATTGTCTACATTTACAGCTTTAAAATCTGTTGGAATAGCTGCTGCTGATAAAAATCGTCCATTAGCATCTGTATTCAAAGTTGTAGCTGCTCCATTAAAAACCATTTTTGATCCAGTATTAACTTCAATATATCTTGGAGAAGCATTAGCATATATAGCAAAAGTAGGATTATCTTGATCAGCAATATTAAAAGTAGGATTGGTAGAAGGAAAAGTTGTTGTAGCTGAAAAATCTCCATTAATCCAAGTTATTTGTGAAGAACTACCAGCATCCCAGAATCCCATCCACATTTCTTTATTATCAGCATCATAAGCAATAACACCCACATCTGAAGTAGTCATTGTAAAGCCTAATGCTATATTAGCAGACCCGGTTGAAGAACCATTTTGATACATATCAACAGTAGCACCACTGCCTGAAAAAGTAAATCCAGCTTGACCAGCTTGTTGCCCTACATATCCAAATTGAGCAATGCTTTCAATATTAGACATTCCCCAACTTATATTGCCTCCCGTTACAGTTCCTGTAGCAAATTCCATAAACCACTTGCCTGAAGGTATAGCTAGAGTATTTTCGGACCAGCCAACAGCTAACATAGAATCACTAGCACCTACTAATTTAGTATTGCCTTCACTCAATGTACCAGCAGTAATATTATTAGGTCTGTAGATAGTAGCAAAGTTAGCACTAGGAGTATCTATAAACTGATCATGTGTTGCCCAAGCAGAACCACCACTCAGATTTGCCTCTGTAAAATTAAAACCATTTCCAGAAGAATCTGTTCCCATGCCATTTCCTGTACCAGGGGCATTTTCAAAATCTAAACGAAAGCCTCTATTTCCATATGCTCCAACATTAGTTTTGTAGTCTTTTGGAATCCATCTATTAGTAGCAGTATCTACTTGACCAAAGTCAGTGGGTGGTTTTAACTGTCCATCTAAAGCATTAAATTCAGCAAGATAAGAACTTCCTACATACATAGTATAATTTTGCGCTACAGGGACAAGTAAACCTACAGCATGCTCTTCATTATCAAATAAGAAATAATCAGCATTAGTAGCACTTTGATAAGATGTATCTGTGCTTGTTACTTCTACACCGTTTATCCAACATTTAACTTTATCAGCACCTGTAGCATTATCAGCATCAATGTTCCAATGAACGTGTGTCCAGTTTGAAGTAGATAAATAACTAATTGGTAGACAGAAATTTTTATTAGGACTTGGACCATCAAGTGTCATCCAGATTAATTCTTGACCAGCTTGGTCATTTATATAATGCCGAAGACGATCTGTTTGTGAAGAATTAGAGGTACTTATAATTTCTTGGTCAGTACCACTTTTACAAAATTTTATCCAGTAACTAATTGTAGCTTGAGAATTGCTTGATCTAGCTTCATCACTAACGGTATAGGTATATAATAAGTATCTCTGCTCTCCATCATCAAACATGGCAGAGTTGTCTACAGTAAAAGTATCTGTAAAGGGTACAAAATCTCCTACTCTTTGGTTTTCTCCGTTACCTGTATAAAGAGTAGCATCAAAGTAATCTATACCTTGAAAAGTTGGTGCAGCTAAATCTGCAGTACTTAAAGGTACAAGACTTGTTATTGTAGAATAACTATGACTGAAAGCAGAGTGTCCACTGTTATATGTTACTGTGGTAGAAGATGGGTTTGTTTGACATGCATAAAAATTAAAAACTTCCCCTGCTGTTCTTCTTACAAAGCTAGTTACTAGTGCTGCATTAGTAGTTGTTCCTGCTTCAATTTCAGCTTGTGTGGCACCACCACCTAAAGTACCATTTCGAGCAAACCAAACTGCCCCTACATCTAAGTTCACAATTACATCTATAATATCACCATTGCTCCAACTTGAAGTGTATCCACCAGAACTACCAAAATTTCCATCAACAACTACAGCACCAGTCTCAAGTAATATAACTTCTCCTTGACCCGGTATACCAAGAGCAGAAGTATGGTATGTTCCAGACGTATGAGGAGAACCAGTTATTCCAACACCAGTATTACCTACTGTGTCAATAGTAAATTGTGTTCTAATTATCTTACTACCACTCATTACAAAAGGAACAGTAGTTTTAACCCAAGTATTAGAATCACTTAAAGCTGCTGTTTGATTACCATCCGTTAAACTAAATGTTCCAAGTCCACTTTGATCACCACTTGCTATAGGATTAAATATAGAATAAGTTTTACTAGATGTATTAGTTGACTGATTAACACTAGTCATATCAGTAGCTGTAAAGTTATTAGTATTTGTACTACTATCTAATCCTAGTGAACCAGAGTTTTCATATTTTAAAAGAAAAGAGTTACTTGAACCAGCATCTACTAAAGTTAAAATATCATCGGAGGATTTAGGACCATATTGAGAACCATTGGTTCCATAGGAAAAACTAGATAAAAAATCTGTTATGGTAAAATCACCTTGTTGAATAGATTTTGATCCAATCATAAATGACTGGCAAAGGTAGCCTTCAAATGCTCCGTTCTCTACAGAGTTACCTATTTCATGTTCTTCTTGTCTATTGAAATCGTACACTCGATCTTGTGCTGGTTGTGTACCTGTTAATACATTTTCTATTCCATTAATAAATAACCTTACTCTGTTAGAACTAACTACCTGTGTGGTATCAACAGATAATAACATATGATACCAGCCTACATCTCTAAATACATTAGAAGTACTTAAAATTGCATCACCAACTTTAGTTTGAAAATAAAGTTTATTATCTGCACCATGTCTAAAAGAAGTATAAGCACCAGTATCTCCAGCACAGAATATTGCTCCGGTAACACCAAATTCAGTCAACTGAAACCAAGTACCTAGTGTAAACTCTTTACCATCTTGATTACTCATACTACCAGAGGCAATAGTAAACCCATCAGCACTACCATCCATCCATACAGAGTTAGGAATAACGGCTGGATCAAAAGGTGTTACACCTCCTCCTGATGCACCACCCGCCGCTAAAAGAAGATTATTACTAAAAATAGTCATTAAGAGTAAGCCTTTGTTAATATTGCCTGAACTTTGGTAGATGTATGAACAATATAGTCTAATCTATCGGATGAATCTACACTAGTAGAAAGAGTAGGTGCATTTCCGTCTGGAAAATCCCATGATGTTCCGTAAGCTAATGTACGTGATCCTGTCCCATCTTGAATAATAAATATACTTCCTACTTGTCCCGCCACACAATTTGTAGGATTTTCTAAGGTTCTATTTCCTGCTAATGTTACAGTAAAGTTTTGTCCTGCATTAAAATCAACAGCTATACTTGTTGCATCTGTAAGCTGTTGAATATTAGCTACAGCAGATTTACTTATATGTATTTGTTTTAACGGTGATACTACACTAACACCTAAATTACCAGTTAAAGTTCCACCAGTTAAAGGTAAATGATTAGCAATACTCGTAGCTAAAGCAGCAGAGGTAGCTACTAACTTAACACTAACTGCTGCTATATCTGCTTTATTTACTGAAGTAAGCACACTTACAGCAGCAATTCTAGTTTCATTAGCTGCAACCGATACACTTACTGTGTCTACTCGCGCACTTACAGCAGCAATCTTTGTTATATTAGAAGCTACTGATGCACTAACTGTATCTACTCTGGTACTAACTGCAGCAATATCTACTTTATTAACAGATGTAAGTACACTAACCGCATCAACTCTAGTACTTACTGCTGCCACATCTACTTTATTTACAGAAGCTAATACACTAACAGCATCTACTCTCGTACTTACAGCAGCTATATCTACTTTGTTTACTGAAGTGAGTACACTTACTGCATCTACCCTTGCACTAACTGTATCCACTCTTGCACTTACTGCTGCTACATCAGCATTAGAAGCTATTGTTGTACCCGCAATAAAGATATTAGTAGCAGCAAATAAATTATTAGCTGAAACATCTCCTGAAAATTCTGCTGCTGCACCAGAGACTTTAGTAGTAAAACTTCCTGTAGCTGCCTTTAAATCTGTAATAGATAAACTAGGATTAACAATAAGAGTAGCACTCGTATCTATTACACTTACTGTTACTCCTGCTTCGGTCGCAATTAATCCACTTGTAGCCGTCACTCTAATATTTTGAACTGTACCACTTGAACTAACTAAAGTATTTAATTCCTGTGCGGTAGCTGTTAAAATAGTACCATTTAATTTTAGAGTTGAAGGACCATCAATATTTACAAAACTGCTGGATAATTGTAAAGGAGAAAATGATCCATCTGCAGAACGAATTGTTTTTAATGTATTTGTAATGCCCTCATTAGGAATCGTACTAACAGCAGCATCACTAGCATAGAGCAATGTTTTGTAAGTATTTATAATTTCATATGCTGTAAAATCGTCACCAGTTGCCATTGTTTTTTCCTATATATTAGACCAGTAAGAAAAATATTTTTGATCGGTAGAAGGTTGCCATGAAACTCTTAAAGGTTTTTGACCTGCGGCACTTGTACCTGAAATAATACTTACTGCCATTCCCACTTCTACAGTTCCTGTAATTGCTCCTATTTTAATAGGACTACTATTTAAATCTAATCTAGTTCCTTCACTATCAAATCTTTGAAAGATAGTACCTGAAGCTGTACTAGTTGAAGGGTGTTCTTGCTTCAGAGTTATTTGAGTAGGTGTAATTAAATCTTGAGATAAAGAAATATTAAAAAGTTGTGATCCATCAGTAGATACAGGAAATATTTGTGTTACAATAGTTTGTGTAGTGGGTAAATTAAATTTAGATACATCATCCCAATCATAAGTAGCGTCTGCCCATGTTATATTTCTATCCCTATTAGAAGGTGGACGCGGATTATTTATATTTATATCTTCTCGTACATCCGGTGATTTATTTTGTGGATCATTTTTTAAATCAAAACCACCTTCAAAATCTGTAGGACATACAAGTAAACCATAACTATTTAATCTCATTACCCTATGAGGGTAACGAAATCCACAAGTATCGCATATAGCTAATGCATTTCTATCGGAAGCCATTAGTAAACTCTAATTCTAGGTAAGAAGTATGCACTTGCTCTTTCTCTATCTTCATGCATAGCACGCGCTAATCGTTCTTCATACTCTTGTTTAAGAAATGAAATACGACCTGCTTCTATACCGGGACGTTTCATAGACATATAATAAGATAAACCAACTGTTAAACAAGGTAGAAACCTACGCGATATCTCTGGAGTTTGACTAGAATTATTTACATCCTGCATGTAACTAATTTTTTCTAACTTTACTACATCTGTATTAAGATTAGATAAAGGCCACAAATGCACTATAATATTAGAACTAGTTCTCCGTACTGCATACTGCATAGGTCTACCAGTCTGCGTCTTATTAGGAATTTTCAAATATTCTTCCATAGTAATACGCTCTAATTGCAGATCAGTATTATCTCTATTAAGAACCGTCTCAACAATATCTACAGTAGCTGATGACATAGCAAACGTAGTTACACTTGCTGCTATCGATACTGCAGTAGTATCGGCAGTCCAAAGAAGAATACCTCTATTCTGCCAATCTTGTAACAAAAGATTAATAGAACGACGAGCAGATGCAGCTTGATTACCTAGTGTTTGTTCACCACCAATCATCTCACTTGCTTCTTGAATAACTTCATCTATATCCATAGAAAAGTCATATGTTCCACTAGTCGGCATTAGGTTTAATCCTTATAAGTAATTTCTTTGCCCGGTTCAAAGTCTACCACAACATTTTCTTCTGGTCCTACTACCGATGGACCTTTACGTGCTGCACCAAAGCCTTGACCTGTTGGCCTACCTGTACATTCTTTCATTGCTTTATCATATTCTGCCATTCCTTTTGCATCATATGCATAAGTCTTTCCCATAAAGCTAGGCATTATGCTCTCCTTTTTTTCCTTCTTCCTTCTGCACTCAATTTAGCAAATTTCTTTTTCCCATATTTTTTACGTCCAATACTTGCTGCAATGGCATCTGCAGCTTTTTTGCTTTTGCCACTTTTTTGAATGCTTTTAGAAACTTCGGCGAAACGCGCACCCTTACCTAAAGGTGGCTTCTTCTTCTTCTTTTTCTTTTTTTTCTTATCGCCTGTCATTTGTTTAGATTGACTAGCGCGAGAAATAGCCATTAGGCAAGTTTCCCGTATACACCTGCATCTGACATACGACGGCGTTTTTTCTCTTTTTGAGCGTGAGTACCTGTAAGATCAGTCTTACCTACAGCACCGCGCCTACCACCAATGCTTTCATCTTCATAAGCAATTTTTTTACCTTCTTTCTTTTTAACTACTTTACCACCCTTATTTTTACGGACAATATCGCTACGTTCCCCTACCTGCTGTGGGTCTTTAGCAAAAAATTTTTTTTCTGATTCATATCCTTGAGCAACAAGTTTTTCACCTTCTTTTGACATTTTTTTTCTCCTTTAGTTTGCATTTGGAATAAGAGGATTATCTGCACCTGCAGGACTTGCTGGTGCTTCCATATCATCTCTCCTAGTCCTGCGAACCTGATTGAGATGAAGTTGTAGAATTTGAGAATATCGTTGTTCATAAAACTGAACAGCAGGAAAATCTTTTTGAAATAACATTGCTTCAATCATGCAAGCATTAAATAGAACATCATAACAAAACTCACTAAAATAATTATTCTCTATTAAAGTTCCAGATAAAGCTGAAGTAGCAGCAGATACATTAGTTGGTCCAAGAGCGGACGGTCTGGCTACATATACTACATGAGAAGTATAAGATGCACTTGGAGTTGGTGCAAGTAAAACTGTTGTACCATTTCTAGGAGCATAGTATCGTGGTTCTCCTACAGAGGCAGATACAGGCCAGTAGTCATTAATATATTCATCAGTACGCATAAGCAAGCTAATTTTAGAACCTGCTGTATTATCGTAGTGAATATTTTTTATAATGAGAGTACCACTAGGAAGAGTAAATAAATTATTTCCTGCAGTAAAGTTTCCCGTTTCAAACTTAACTAATCCGTAATCATCTAAATCTTTTACTAATCTTAATTCGGCACGGTTCACCATACGAGGAACATTCTGGCTAAATTCGGCACCAGTATTATCACACGCTTGAATTATATCATTAGTGAGATAAGTATAACTAGCCATAGAAGATAGCCATTGTACCACCGGCAGGACAAGAAACTGAAACCTTTCCTACCATCCTAATACCAATCTCATCAAAAGTTAAATAGTTTGCATCAATAGCAGTCGTTTGTACAAATCGAAGAATATTTCCTTTTACATTATTTTGTGCATCCGTAGAAGTTCCTTCAATTATGAACTGACCAATACCAGTAGAATACACACCACGAATACGAGTATCCGCTAATGTAACGCTTGTTACTGTATCTACTGGTTGTCCAGTTCCTGATACAAATGCTTGTCTTATATTTGTGGGCATATCATCATCCTTTGGAGTGAAGTAAAACTAAATATATTATAACGTATAAGCTATAAAAATAGAAGGGGTAAGAGTAAATAATATCGTTTACTCTCACCCCTTTAGTTAATGAATAGTTCTAGTCGGATTAACCCGAAGAACCATAATATCCACGCCAATCGGACCAGCCGAAGCTGTACCGTTCCCGCGCCTTAAAGCGAAGGTTCCCCGTATCGAAATCCGGTTCCATCTTCGTTTGAAGCGGTACACGATCAAACATCTTCGCACCATTCGGGCAATCTGTCCGAAGGAACCAAGCGTCTACATCCGTGAAGCGGTGATTAACAAAATACCCTTTCGGAACTACACCTTGGGTACGCAGGGCATTGATGTCATTGGTATTCGTGATACCATTACCACCATTAGCTGCCGTAGTCGTAGACAACGTGCTGTTCAGAATCTGATCTGCAACAAAGTTTAGATCAGGAGGTACGTGCATTGATTCAGCGGTAATTCCAATTAGAATACCACGATCATCTTTGGCTTTAGCAATTTGAATCAAACCAGATTCCAGTGAAGCTTCCGACAAGTCAGTAGCACCAAAGGTATTGGACTGATTACCAGCATGGGAGGTTGGGTGAGCAGCACTGAAAAGTGACACACCATCTCCACCCGTGAAGTTAGCATTAAAGCCGTTGTTGAAAATATCGGCACCTTTAACCTGCTTCGTGTTTGCCATTGAACGGGCAAGACCACGTGCGCGTAGTTTAGCAAAGGTGTCGTAAAGGTTGTCTTCCATAGCTTCTTCCGTAACTGCAAAGGCAAGTGCTACGGTTTCATTCGTATACCTTGCGGTATAACCCTCACGGGCATCATCGAATTGAACAGCAGCACCCTCAGTCTTAACTGGAGCAGTACCAAAGCCAGTGAACAGAACCTCTTCCTCAAACGCACGATCTGATTTTTCTACGTCAAACAGAACACTATGCTCTGCAGCAACGTCATTATATTCCAAACCAAATACGGCGTTTAGACCGGGAAGAAGTTCTTTCGCAATACTAGCGCGATTTATAGCCATTACTAATTACTCCTTCCGTTACGAGACAGTTGAAACAGTGAGATACGCATCGACATTCTGAACCAATCGCACTTCGCAAAGTGGGAAGGCACGTTCTGCCGAAGAGTTAATCACATTGTTACCGGGTTGATCCACAAAACGAATAATACGTAGCATCCGACTTACAGATGTAGCAGAGTTAGCCGCCAGTCCAAAACCTGACATACCAGTGGCAGTATTACCTGAACCAAAAGTAACATCAAAGTTAAAGCTGTTACGACTACCCGCCGACAGCGAAGCATCAGCTTGAATAATGAATGTAGCATTGGGGTTGTCCACCACCATTGCCTCTGCATCGCTTGCTACCGTACCTGCTGGCCAGTGTGCTGACCATTTAGGTTCGCCCTGTGCATTGGTAAAACGACATCCCATAAATACGCCAATGGCGCGATCAGTGGAAACGCTCATACACTTAATAACACCACCCGAATTTTTAACAATATCACCCGTGAAGATGTTAGTGTTATAACCCGTCGAAACGGGATAATCATTCATGCCATTAGTGTTAGCACCAGAACCACGTATACGGGAAGGACGCAAACCAAAAGGACTATAAGTATCAGTCATAATTGTTTTCCTTTCCTTAAATAAAAATACATTGACAACGAAAGACTAATCTTGAAAAGAAGGTCGTCTGCCCGTTGTAACTTGACTTCGACTTGTATTAGAGATAGGCATTCGTGAATCTGAATTACGCATCAACTGAATATTTACAGCATCCACTACTTCCTTACTCTTGTTTTCAAAAAATTCTCGACGCGATTCAGCTAGGCGTACTGGCATTTTTGCCAAGGCCAAGTCTCCACGACAGACCGCTCCTGTATATCGTCCTTCTTCTCTCACGATAGAAGAATGCATCATTTCTGGTACTTCCTCTGCTTGGACTATATCCCATCCTTCCTGCATTTTCTTACCCATGTTTTTATAATCTTCTTGATCTTTAATCGAGATTCGTATCCAACGAAGGGTCATCCCCTCGTTTTGAAAACGATGGGTAACAGTATCAGGAATTTCTAACCAGTTAGGTTCATTGTAAGTATAGTCTCCAGAATTTTCTCTTTGTTCTGCGTTACGTGATTCATTTTCTCGTGTCATTGTATTTTTTCCTTCCACGCTATTCTATTAAATACTGGTGTAGTCGCCGTCAGCTTGTTCCACTTTAAGCTTTTCTACGGCGTACTGTTCAATGGATATCCCCCACTTATCAGCTAAACGTAAGTCTTCTTGAGTAAGTTTGACTTTATTTTTAGCTTTGGAGGTTTTAGGTGTGCGTGACGCACCTGCTACCACTTGAGCAGAATTTGACGATGTATCCTGCAAACGAGGGGTTTGGTTGTCAGCAGTACCATTAGCAAACTTTTGTGGATATCGCTGCCTTAGTACTTCATCTACCTTAACATAAAATTCATCATCCGAAGGATCATATCCCTCTTCTTTTAATTCGTGATCAATCATTAAAGCAGCAGAAGTCATAATTTGATCGTTACCAAACCAACTATTCCTACTTGCCCATTCAACTGCTTTAGGGTCATACTGCTGTGCTACTTCAGGATTTTGTTGAACTTCCTGCACTGCAGCTTGTACTCTATGATTGTAATCTTCCCATGCTCTTTTTTGTGCCTCTACTTGAGACATATCGGCATAAGTTTTACTAATCGTTTCTTGGGCAGCGAGCATCCTATCTGTATCCCCAGATTCTGCTGCCTGTTTGTAAACATCTTTAGCAATTTCTAAAGTACTTTCGAGTTTAGATTCGTTCGTATCAATAGAAGTTTTTAAACTAGAAGATAACTGTGTATCTTTTTCTTTTACCGCTTGGCGAAGACTAGACAATTCATGGCGTAAAGTATTTAATTCGTCATCTCGTTCTTTACGTTGTTTGATTAATTGTCTGATGCGTTTTTGTGCACCTTTAGTTTCTATTCCTTCTAGTTCTTTAGGTTCTTCCTGTTCTTCCGTATAACCTTCCTCGGTAGATTGTTCTGTGACAATTTCTGGAGCAGTAGTAACTACTTCTTCTTCTTGTCCTTCTATTTCAATTTCTACTTTTGGTTTTTCTTCTGCTTCCTGTACTTCTATTGTTGACCATTCTTCACTCATACTTAACTCCTTGTTTTACGTTAGTAGCGAAATCTAACGAATTGCGCTGTAATAGATATTTTATACTATAAGTATAACAATATGCAAATTTTAATTTGATAAATTATATGTGGTATCTAAATACGTTGGGTCTTCTACCTTCATAATTACTTGATCATCAAACAATAGAAGTAGCTTAGAACCTTTATAAACAAACTTTTGTCCACTGTACTTACCAAAACAAATGTAGTCATCTTCCTCACACCACGGTCCTAAAGGAAACTTTGTTTCATCTTTGTAAGCCAAATCTCCTAGTTTCAAAACTTTAGCTACCGTAGTCAAATAAGCTACATCATCTTGTACTCGATCAGGAAGAATAATTCCTCCCTTGGTTTCTTTCTTTACTGTAACGGGTTGCACCAAAATATGAAACCCCGGTAAAGAAGGAAGAGTAGTTTTGTCAATTAGTTTATCTTCGTCTGTTAACCACTCAGAATTATCAATACTCTTATCCATTCTAACTGCTTGCATTCTTAGTCCTCTTCTAGTTTAAATCTATTGTTGATGATATCTTTCAAGCAATCCTTACTCCATTCTAATCCTTGAATTGTGCCAACTGCTTGACGATACTCATCATAACTAGAAACATTTCCATATGCAAGCGATTTTTTTATTTCTTCAATTTGATTATTTAACTCGTTACCCATCTGTTCCCAAAATTCCATATTACTCCTTACCCTGACTCATCATTTGCGTATCTACAAATTTACTTAAAACATCAGCAGCTTTTAAAGCTTTATCTCTATTAATATTTTCGGATGTCTTTGCTAACTCTAGCAGTCCTTCTAAGGCAGCTAGTGCTACTTTCGTATCCCTATCTTTTTGTTTCTCAACTTTCTTACTGGACATATCAGCACCAGCTTTGAACATATCAAGTTGAAGTTCTGCTTCCTCTAGGGTTAACTCTCTATTCTTCAATGCAGAAGTAGTTAGTTCTTTAGCAGCAGCTATTTCTAGTTTCTGTTGTTCGAGTTGTAATCGTTGCTGTTCAATACCTAGCATTTGTGCTTCAGGGGATTGTGCCATTTGTTGCGCTGCCATTGCAGCATTTGCCTGTTGAACTTGTTGTGCTGCCATCATTTGAACTTGATCAATAACCCTTGGATCATTTGGATCAACCAGACCATCCGCTACTGCTTGTGGTCCATACTGTTCAATAATTTGTTCGGAAACTCCTAGTATCTGTTCTTTGTACTTCATTATAATATGTTCTTGAATATTAGCCTGAAGAATAGGAACAATCCTTTGCATCATAGGATTACCCCCATTCATTGGGTCTTGAATAAAAGAAGTCTTAATTTGAATATGTGCGGTATGATCTTGACCGGGGAAAGCTTGAATGGGCATTCCTTTAACTGCAGCTTGAATATCACTTACAGGATCAAGAGGTTCAGGCGCAGGTTTACGTGGCATAACCTTATCTAAGTTAGGTAGGTTAGCAGCAGTAAGAATAGTTCTATTTAGTTCTTCTACATTGAACATACCGGGAGGTGCTGATTGCGACAACTGAAGTGCTAGTTGTGCCATCATCATGCGATGTGCTGAAGAAGGAATATTAGGATCAGATACTGGTATAATATCAATCCTGCCATCAAAGTCGCTTTTATAAATTGTTAAAGCATTAGAGGGAATATCAATCATTGATTCATCTGGTAGGTATTCATTATTAATCCTACCTAGCAAACTAAATTCCCTATGCTGAGATTTATGTAAGCGTTTATGAATGGCACTAAAGAACTTACTACTAGCTTCTAACAAAGCCATTGTAGTTCCTACTGGTCCGTAGTTAGCACTATCTGAAATAACTTGTTCTGTAGTATCAGCAAACTTTTGAGCAGTGCTACTTACAAAGTTTAACATTTGGAAAAGAGTTTGAGATGGTTCTTTGTAAGGCAGATTAATGATCATCTTGCTAATGTCATTACCTGTAGCTTCTACCTCCCTAAACTCACCGGGACTAATAGGATCATTGTCTCCTACAATCCGCATTCCTTTAGCTTTAAATCCACCGGGAAGATTAGCAAACTGTCCTGCATCTACCAAGCTACGCATTGCTGCAGTAGCAGTCATTGTAAGATTTCCAAGGAAGTGAATTAATCCTAGACCATAGAAACCAAATCCCGGTACAAACTTATAATGCGTGAAGAAAGTTTTCTTTTCTCTACGAGGATCATCTTGATTATAGTTCCTTCGGATAGACAGAACCTTTCGACTTTGTTCCTCTATCGTGACAATGTAGGGTAGCGGAACATCATCTTCATCACCAAACTTACCGGGAAGATCAAGATAGCAATGCTGTTCTAGTAGAACATATTGAGGATCATTATCTCCTGAAGGAGACATACCCATAATAGTATCCATCTTCTGGGCAATAGGTGTAAGATTAGGCATTCCTGCTTCTGGTAGTTCCTCATCATGGTACATTCCTGATACCATATCTCTACGCATTTCTACAGGACTACGATAAATTACATGGGTGTACCTATCTGCATTCTGTAAATCAGTAGCGTAATAAGATACATAGAACTGATCAATAGGAATAAACTCTGACACTGGGCGATTTAGATTTCCATCAAAGTAAATCTTTTTAAAGGCAGACCCAATAAGTGGAAGATGGAACAGCATCCTTTCAAATTCATCAAAGTATTCTGTCATCTGTTCTTGAACTTGGTAGTTCATAAACTCTTTAACCCGTTGCGCCTGTGCTTCTCTATCTTGAGTTACATTTCCTATAATACGGGTCTTTACTGGTCCTGATGCAGGAAATAATTCTTGGGTGGCTTTAGACTGAAACTTAACTGCTGACTCAATAAGAATAGGATGAACTGCCGTACATGCTCCCTCAAATGGTTCTGATCCTTCCTGTAACTTCAAACCTAATAGATCAAAGCCACGCTCAAACATACTTTCCCAATCTGCACGTGAATCTTTATCTGCTTCATAATTATCATGGACTTGGGTGGAGATTTCTTGAAGTTCATCTTCATCTAGTTCAGTAACCAAGTTACGAAAGAAATCTTTATCTTCTTCTTTTAACTGTTGTTTGGATAAATCTTCCCCTACATTACTATCAAACATAACGACAACACTACCGTCAGTTTCATCAAACTCCATTGTAGGTGTATCGCCTTCCACCTCTTCCGATACTTCTGTTTCTATTACAGAAATTTCTACTTGAGGAATAGGATCAAAAGGATTTCGTTCAGTTGCCATTTTTATATTGCCCTTGCTGTATAGTTGTAAGGATTACGTTCTATCACAGAACCACCCTTTTTAAAAGGTATTGTTTTTCCTGCATCTGTTCTTGTTGTTAATGATTTATCTTTTTTAAAGTCTGAAGGTTTTAATCTTTGTGAACCTCTTGCAAAAACAAGCGGACCTACTTGAATCATTTCTTCTGCAGATTTTAGTGGAGTACCTGTATTCTTATCTACAAAATAACTTGCACGGTAAGGATTCATTCCTACTTGTATCCACTCTGATCCGTCTTCAGGATCAATATATTTATTACTGTCTTCTACTTTACCTGCTAATATTCTTTCTGCTCTTGCTACTACATCTTCATCAGGAACTTTATTATAATCACCATACATTCTAGCAATAGTGCTTTTAGATGTTTTTTTCATATTTTCAGGTAGTTCTCTTAACTCTCTGTATTCTTCTTTACTTAGTTCTCTTTTTAATTTTTTAGATAACTCTTTTCTAGTTAGTGATACAGGTTTTTCAGAAGCAATATTAGCGGCTGTTTTTGCTGATGAACTAAAATCTACATTTGTTAAATTTGCAGTTTTACCATAACCAATAGCATCACCACCCTGTTTTCTTCCATCATGAAATGAAACTACCCATGTATCATATCCTTCATATGCAGGAATATCTAAACGAGAAGCAACTCTTTGACCAGATTCTAATTCAGTATTAAGATTAACAATACCTTTTTTCTTTTCACCAAATATTTTATCTTTTTTAAGTGATCCAACTATATCTTCAAAAAAAGGTACTTTAACCATTTTAGTAATAGGTTCTAACGGTAAAAACTTTTTTGTAATATCTCTTTGTTCTTTACCTGTTATCTCACCTGCTAATCTTTTTTCTACTGCTTCTTTAACTTCAGGCTTTTGTTTTTGTTTTTGACTTACACCATATTGTTTTTTATATTGATCTTTAAACTCATCTAACTTTTTTTCATCTGAAATAATGTCTTGTAAATTTTTACTTGCTTTGCTTGCTGCTCTGCCTCCCGGTACATTTTCTGCACCGACAAGAGCAGTTCCTAAAACTCCTGCAAGCATAGCTTTAGGATCACCCTCTGTTACTCCTGTTTCTAAATCTTTTCCTGCCGAAGACAAAGCAGATGGTATATTTCGTAAATCAAATAAACTTAGTAATCCTTCTACTGGACCAGCAGCAGGACCAAGAGTACCACGTACTCTTTTGTTTGCTTCCTTAATTAAGTTCTGAAGACTACCTAATCCTTCTTGTTGTGGTACATCTCTTCCTCCAACAATAGGTAATTGGTTTTCAGCCATTGTTATACGTATCCTTAAACTTTAAATGTATATGCTGCATTAAATCTTTTTGATATCTTCGCCATTTACCTTTACACATTTCTGGTATAGTACACTGGCAAGGTTTCTTAGTGCATCTATAATTTTGATAGTCTGGTCGTACTAAGTCATGGTTTATACCATGTTCAAAAAAAAATGTCAACTAACATCTCCATCTTTTTCTAGCTTGGCGTAACCTTGAGTTAGGATTTTTAGCAGCTTTAGGAAACTTCTTCATCTGTCCTGCAGATCGTGCACAGTAACTTTTCCTTCGTGCTGCCCGTTTACCTGTAGCTTTTTTCTCTGTTACTGCAGTCTGTAGTTTACTACCGGGGTTTTGTCTCCTGTATTTAGCCACACCTTTTTTAGATAGACCTGCTCCTTGTTTAGTAGGTCGCTTATTTCCGCTACCAATAGTCATACCTTTCATATTACTTTTTTTTCGTTTAGTTGTCATTTCACTAACACACAAAACCTAATGTAAGACGATCCATATGTAGCATATAAATACTGGTTAGCCACAGATTAACCCACTCAGTAATAACTGCCATTTATCTTTTCCTTTTTATTTAAAGAAATAAAACTAACTATATCATTAAAAAGACCAATATGCAACCTTCTTGTATCTTCGGGGATTAACATCGTCTTCCCAACTTGGGTCTTCAGGATGTTCTAACCGCCAGCTTTCTTTAACATAATGCACTGCCATTGTCAAGGCATCTACCTGATCGTCATGCCTACCATAGGGAAATAGTATTAACTCATCATATAGTTCTTTTGCCCATTCTCTTCCCCGTGGTATCCAAACCCTGCCTGACTCTAACATAGGAGACGCACTAAAGACCCTAGTAACTTTATCTTTATCTGGCATATACTCTAAGACTGGTAGTCCTGTTCTACGTAAATCCTGTATCAAAGACTGACCACTAGCCTTCTTCTCTACTACACAAATATCCGGTCTATGTTTATCGTATTCTTCCCTTGCTATCCTTCTCAAATCAGGATACTCAAACCTTCCTCTCCTATTGCCTAAAAGAACTAGGTTAGCTGCTGTTCCTTCTGTTCCGTCTTCATCTGCTTCATAGAAATGGAATATACCCCATGTCTGAATTACACTGTAGTCAGCAGTAGTTTTTGTTGAGAAAGCCGTGTCATATGTTTGAATAATAAAATCACAGTCTGGTGGTTCGTCATGGTTCCACCATTGTATCCAATCCTTCTTAATTAAACTTCCTTCATCAGGAGTAGGATTCTGCATGTAAAGACTTTCCCAGTACTTTGTACCATTGGTAGCCTTTATCTCCATTTCATCAATTCTTAATGTTTCATTACTTTTCCATTCAGGAAAGTAACTTGTTCCTTCTTCCAATCCTAATAACTTACTTGCTTTTTCGTCCACCCATGCAGGAATGCTTACTACTTCCCAACGCATCTTGGTATCTATGTCAAACTCTTCCTGTTGTTTTAATAGCCACCCACAAAGATCATCATAATGATAACGAGTATTAATAATAATAATAGAACCATTAGGCATAATACGTGTGCGTAATCCTGAAGGCCACCATTCTTTAATGTACCGTCTACCCGCATCAGAGAACGAGTCTTCTTCCGACATGACATCATCCAAGATAGCAATATGTGCACCCCTTCCCGCTATTTGACTACGCACTCCTGCTGCATAGTAACTACCGTTTAGGTTTGTTTTCCATTTACCTGCTGCTCGTACATCTTGTCTTAAATTTACACCGGGAAACATCTCCATAAATTCATCTGTGCCTACTACATCCCTTACTGTTCTACCAAAATCACTGGATAACTGATCAGAGTGACTGACTGTCAGAATTTCATGGTTAGGATTTTGTCCTATGTACCACGCAGGAAATAATTTAGAACAGATTACGGACTTACTGGACCGAGGCGGCAGAAAAACCATAAGTCTTTTGATTTTTCCTTCTTGAACCTGCTGTAATTTGTGGGATAGTAGGTCAATATGTTTACCCATTACCCAATCACTTACTAATGTAGGTGCCATACGCCTTACAAAAGTAAGAAAATCGTTTTTACTTTGTACCGCTACAACTTCTTTTAGAGAATTACGTAGATTAAGTAGAATATTATAATTTATTTCTGTACTACTAGCCGAATGTTCGTTTGTTAACATTTACATAACCACCTTCTTTACGTGGATCGCAACACTTACACATATTATTGTCTCCTCTTATAGAGGTACATTCACAATTAATACAATCACACCTGTCTCTATGTCTACAATTAGGATTGTCACACATAATATTTACACCTCTTTCTAAAAGGAAGACCAACCAATACACAATTGTAGCAGACCAAGAAAGATAAGACAACAAAATAGTTCTTATTTGTAGTTGCAAAGGTTTTGTTTTTGTGGTACACTACGTCACATGACGGTAAAGAGATTATATAATACTATATTAGTGTTAAGATAGTTAAAGAATAATAATAACAATAATAATAATAACAATAAAGGTTATTAATAGTTAATTATATCTATTTAATCTATAATATATCCCTATGTGTAGCAAGCCGTCTAAAAATTCTCTGTATATGTCAGTGGTATTATTATTATAATGGAGCATGGGGGATTTTTTTGGGGTGGGGTGATAGGTAAGACATGCTGACCCATTTAGTAAGCTGGCATATAATAAGCTTGCTCATTATAAGCTGACATATAGTAAGCCTGCTCATTATAAGTAGGCTAATAGTAAGCTTGCTAATAGTAAGCCAGCTAATAATAAGCTAACACATAATAGCCTAGCTGATTATAAGCTACCTTATAATAAGTATACACATATTATGTTAGCTTACTATATCACGCGAAACTGGCGGCATTCTGCGATTGCGTATCATTCGCATTTGTTTAAATTGGCATGGTATATGCATAGCAATAAGTAGGCCATTGCGAACCATTCTAAACAAATATAGGTAGGCAAATATTGCCGGGTAAATATTGCCTAGTAGGTAATAATTGCCTAGTAAATCCGGCAAATATTGCCTAGTTGGCTTGCTAATGATAATCATTATTAGGCTAAGTCATTGAAATACAACGATATTCATTATTGGCATGGCATGTGCAAGGTGTTCTTTTGAGGCATTCCGTCTCGACCGGAAAATTCCGGTTTACTGGTAAACTGAAAAAGGTAGCTTTCAAGATGAACGCTCAAGCTTTCCAGACTGA